CGTTTTATATAGATTAACAATAAAAGTTAATCTTAATATAGACAATTAATCATATAAATAATTAACACTAACCATGCAAGTAAATCCTCGCACTCAAAGCACTCAGAGCACTCAGAGCACTCAAAACATTCATAAACACATTTTGATAAGTGCGGATGATTTAGTGGCAGATGTTATACATTATTTATCAAAAGACTCAAAGTGGAGTTATCTTGTAAAGATAATTAATATGTGTCACACTATTAATCCGTACAAAGGAGATGAATACAAGATGTGGGATGAACAATGTGGTATTAATTTTCCATTAATGTATGTATCAAGTATTTACTTATATATTTATGCAAAAGAGCGAAATATAGATACATTTCTTTTCGCAACAAGAGATTGTTCACACTGGGTAAAAATATTTAAAGCTCTATTTCCAGAAGAACATGTTATTTACTATAATTGTTCAAGACATATGTTTGATATAGCAAAAGAATCAAACAATAAATATTTCAAGGAATATACAGAATCATGCCTTAAAACATCTATAGAAAATGCTATTTATGTTGATATTCATGGAACTGGAGCACATACATTATCGTATTTTAGTGATCAATTTGGAGCAACTCCGTGTTTTTTTATGATATCATCATCTTATAGAGAATATAAAGAGTTTCCCAGAATATCAATTAATGCAAAGGATGAAAACAAATTCATAAATTTAATATTTGATGCACGTGGCACACCAATTGAAATGTTGAATTATGATATTATTGGAACAATGAAAGATTATAAACGATCTGGAGCAATTAGATGTGAGCCAGAATATAATCTTGAATATTTGGAACCCTATCATGTATGTATAAATTATTTAATTACAAAGGTTAAACCGCTTAATAATGAATTTATTGCAACATGCAATGTTATTGATTTATTGCCTTTAATTAGAAAAATATATAGAGTCATCCAAGATAATCCACCTGCAATAGCTCAATATGCTATACATCCTATAAAGCACTCCAAAGTATTAAAAGACTCAAAGAAGAATTAAATAATGTATATAATCCTATATAATCTACGTATTGTATATATACTTCTACTGTTTAAGTGTTTAAGTACTTTAAGCATGTTACAAAGTCAGTGGATTTTATTTCTTAAAAGTAATAAAGGTAAAGGAAAGGATATAACTACGTTATCTAAAGAGTATAGGGAACTATACAAAAAAACTATCTTATATCCATATGTTAGGAGAGAAAGGACACTAGAAGACATAAAAAATCCTTTATGTAGAGGAAAATCACAGAAAGAATGTATTGATGCTATAAAGACATGTTATTGGAAACCAAAAAATAACAATTGTTCAAAAAGACCAGATAGATCAAATCAGATTAATCCATACCTTCCTAAGAATGCATCAGTAAGAAAACAACAACCTGAAAAGAATGTTCACTTTAATTTGAAACCAGAAGTTTTTCCTGAACAGAAAGAGCAGAAAAAAGAGCAAAAAAGAGAAATTAGAACAAATCGTAGACCAGATGAATGTTCTGTATACAATAATCCACTTGAATGCATAGCCAACGAAGATTGTGATTTTGTAAATGGCAAATGTCAAAAATACACTATGAATACTAATACAAAGAAAAATACGTATAAAGTAATTAATATGGATGATGTATGGGGTATCTAATTGAAAAGGATGTCCCATACCTCTCCCACAAGATGGAATTTTCTTTGATTAGAGAGAGAAGACAGAATGTTCCTAAGCGAGGGGGTTATGGGTGACAGCTGTCCCCCAAGCTGTCCCCCAAGCTGTCTCCCAACCAGCATGTTCCTAAGCGAGGGGGTTATGGGGGACAGCTGTCCCCCAAGCTGTCCCCCAAGCTGTCTCCCAACCAGCATGTTCCTAAGCGAGGGGGTTATGGGGGACAGCTGTCCCCCAAGCTGTCCCCCAAGCTGTCTCCCAAGCTGTCTCCCAACCAGCATGTTCCTAAGCGAGGGGGTTATGGGGGACAGCTGTCCCCCAAGCTGTCCCCCAAGCTGTCCCCCAAGCTGTCCTCACTGTCCCACCAATAATTATGAAAAAGTATTTTATCAACTATATTTGCCATATATTCAATGAATGCGCATCGTGGAGACGTATCTGTGAAATGACATTCTCCTTTGAGTACATCAAATACATCGTAAGAAAAGCACCCACCATAATTACTACACGTAATCAACCATTTTTGCATAATCAACTCTATGAACATTACTAACATAATAAAAGATAAACTTTACAATTGTATAAAGTGTGAAAACAAATTCTTTATAGAACCTGTAGTTGGTCATCCAGACGAATTTAAAGTCGAATGTAATATGTGTAATACATCACAATGTGTTAACTGTGGCGTAGAATGGAATACGAATCATGATAAAGTAATGTGCTCTACATACAAAAAGACATACATGTTTAAAGATTCATTCATGGATAATGAAACAAAGAAATTGTATGACAAAGAAGGGATTATTTTATGCCCCGGAGAATGTGGCCATGCACTTTCCATAACTTATGGGTGTAATGTACTAAAATGTGTTCGTGATAAAATTTATGTTTGTGCATTATGCGGAGAGAAACTTGATTCATCTGATTTTGATGTTAATAATGTTTCACATAATAATGCCAATAAACATTATTGGGATTTTCCAAATAGTAAATGTTATAAATCATTATTTGTCACAAGAGATGAATGGCTAAAGACTAATGCTAAAAAGCACTAAAAAAGCACTAAAAAGCATTAAAAGCACTAAAAAAGCATAAAAATAAAAAGACATTAAAAAGTAATAATGTCAACAGACGGTGTTGCGTATACTACTGGAACATTTGATCTAGTTCACGAGGGACATTTTGAATTTTTTAAGATAATATCTCAATATTACAAAAAAATAATAGTTGGACTTGTAACTGATGAATTTGCAGAAGTTAGAAAAAGACGTCCTTATTTAAGTTACAATCATAGAAAATCAATACTTGAAAATAGTAAATATAATATTGTTGTTGTTCCTTGTAATGTGTCAAATAAGCAGTTGGATTATGAAAAACTACGTTTTGATGCATTATTTATTGAAGATGGATATTATGGAAAAGAAGAATATACATCATTTGAGAAGGATTATCCACATATTCCTGTATATTACCTACCACGTCCAACAGATGTTTCAAGAATTTCAACAACAAATATAATTACAAGAATGAAAGACACATTATTAAGTGCCTCGGCAAGGGCTCCACTGGGGACAGCATGTCCATCACACCCACCAGAAAATTCCTCGGCAAGGGGGTCATGGGGGACAGCATGTCCCCCAACAGTATGTCCCCCAACAGTATGTCCCCCACCAGAAAATTCCTCGGCAAGGGGGTCATGGGGGACAGCATGTCCCCCAACAGTATGTCCCCCAACAGTATGTCCCCCACCAGAAAATTCCTCGGCAAGGGGGTCATGGGGGACAGCATGTCCCCCAATAAATTGGAATGATCTTCTTCCATTGCACTTGACAATAGTCTCTAAAATATTACCTAGATCATCAGAAGTAACTGCTAGATACGAAGAAGATAAGAAGACTCAAAAACATACAGAATATATTGATTTAGTTAAACATATTCTTGCTAATTATGATTACATTCTTATTGATAATAATTATCTGTACAATGTATCACCTGATATAAATCATAGAATATTTTGGTTTAAAGGATCTGTTTCGATGAGTGAAGCATATGATATTTGCAAAGGAGAACATCCAAATCATGATATTATTGTTATGTGCAACGATTTAACAAGAAAATCTATATTAGATATAGATCACTATCATGTGTTTGTAAAAGAGAATAATAATGTTTCAAGTAAGTGTCTTACAGAGGTTTAAATTACTTATCTCCATCATAACTCCATCATAAGAAATAATAAGGTAATAAATACTATAAGGTAATAAATACTATAAAGTATAATAATGCCATATCCTTTATTTGATAAGGTTGATGTAAAATTATTAAAGATTACAAACTTTCCGTTAGATACTCACTACGATACTAATAATACTAAGAATAATAATACTCATAAGAATAAATATAAGAGAATTGCTTATAATACCGATGAGCAATTTATTGTTATTGGACCAAAAATGCGCATGCGTACGAACATGAATAGTACAGGACACAAAGATCTATACTTAGTTAATGATATTGAAGTATCTTTTTTTACTGATATTGATGTAGCGATTATAAAAATGCTTTCTCGTGTGTTTCCGAATATAGAAAATATTTACACTCAGAGCATTAGACGTTCAATATACGATAATAATTTATATCTTAGAAATTATTCGCCAGATAAGGAAATAATATATTTTAATGAGAACGATGAAGAAATTACTATCGATGATGTAGAAATGCTTATGGAAGATAATAATGTCAAATATGTTATTCCTCTCTTGTCACCAAAACTAAATAACACATATAACTGTAAACATTTAGAGTGGGATATATTACAGATTAAGGTGTTCTTATCAAATAGTAAATCAGTATTTTCAAAATGTATAATTACTGATGATGACGATTCTCAAAATGCTCATAATGCTAAAAGTGTTCAAAATGCTCATAGTACTCACATTGACCTACTTGATGAATATTTACCATGATAATTTATGATTTAGAAATAAGTTCATGTCAATTTGATAATTTGCATAAAATATCAAAAGACTATTAGTGCTTTTTAGTGCTTAATTATTTTTCTTTACGAGGAATTTTTTTAATCATTAATGATCTTTGATTATTAATATTTACATCAACTAAAATCTCATTATTTTCACGAACTGCAGGGACGCCTACAAGATATGCATCTTGTAGATCGAAAATGTTATAATTATTCTTCAGTGAAGAAATTTTTTTGTAACCTGGATTATTATCGGTGCTATAAGAAATATCTTCATCTTCTAGATAATAATTGTGCGACATTGTTTTATTTATTAATTTTATTTATATTTTATCTGTTATTTTTTTTAATTTATTCATTTTGAAAAGGATTTTAAATTGGGTAACCGGATGCAAATTAGAATTTATGCGCCATAAATGAAACGTTTTTATAAGAAGCTATTGTAACTTTTTAAAAATATTTCAAAT